TGTTGCTCGGAACGCGTACGGGTTGCCCGTCTCGGCCGAAAGGACGCGCATGAGCGAGTGGCCCATCCGCGTCCTCACCCAGCAGGAGCTCACTGCTTGGCGTGATGGTGTGCGCGGACGAGAAGCCCAGGCCGCCAAACTTGCCGAGTGTGGGTACGTGCCGCTGGCGTTCCTGAACGACGGCTGGTTCACGTGGCTGTGCCCGGGCTGCGGCTTCTTCTCGCACGGCCAGGTCGGTGATGAGCCCGTGTCTGGCTGGGTAGAACCGCGCTGGACCGTCAAGGGCCTACCCGACCATCTGACGCTGATGCCTTCTCTGGGATGTCCACGTTGGCGTGCCGGCCAGTGCATCGGTCACTGGTGGGCGAGCGACGGGAAGCTGACACCAGCGTAAAGTGCTCGACGATTGAAGCCCCTACGTCCCGGGCCAAAGGGACGGTCACCCGTAGGGGGAGCAATGCCAGGACCGCTGCCAGACCCAGACTCGGTGCGACGTAACGCACCGACGATCCCGACGACCCGGCTCCCAGCTGGTGGCCGCCGAGGCCCCGTGCCGGAGCTGCCCGCGTGGCGCGAGCTCGGCTCGGCCGGGACGCAATGGTGGGAATGGGCCTGGCGCACTCCGCAGGCCTGCGCCTGGGACGATGGTCAGCTGCTGAAGGTGGCCGACCGCGCTGCGCTCGAGGATGATCTGGTCGCAGTCAGCCGGGCCGACTTCATGGGCGACTTTCTGGAAGACTCCCTGGGCGTCCTAGCCAGCAACGACGACTTCAAGGCCATCAGCGACACCGTCTCCAGCATCGCCCGATTGCTGGCCGGCAAGATCAGCATCCAGCGCCAGATCAATGAGATCGACGACCGTCTGGGGCTATCGCCGAAGGGCCGTGACCAGCTCCGGCTCAAGATCGTGGCTGACGATGAGTACTACCCAGCCGAGGCCCCCAAGCGTGGCGCTGCCGCGCGGGAGGCCGCGGCCAAGGTGACCGACCTGGCAGACCGCCGCAAGCGCTCCGTCGATGCCTCGTGAGCTCATCCGGGCCAAGGGACACGACCGCGTCCGTTCGCTAGGCCATCTGGCCAACGCCTGGATTGAGTACTTCGTCGTCCACGGCCCGGGCGACGTGCAGGGCCGCCCCATCATGCACGGCCAGGAGTACTACGACTTCGTCGTGGACTGCTACGTCTGCAGCAATGAGGCCACCAACAACCACCGGGTTTACGACTCGGCCTTCTTCTCGCGGCCGAAGGGCGCGGACAAGTCGGGGATGGGCGCCAGGCTGGCGCTCTTCGAGGCGTTCGGCCCCTGCCGGTTCGCTGGCTGGGCCAAGGGTGGCGAGGTCTACAAGGACCCCTGGGGCCTCGGCTTCCGGTACGAGTACCAAAAGGGCGAGCCGATGGGCGCCCCGGTCCACGTGCCCTACATCCGGATCATGGCCACCGAAGAGGGCCAGACCGGGAACGTCTACGACTCGATCTACTACAACCTGACCGACTCCGACGCGCTGATGTCACGGCCGCCCGGCGTCAAGGTGAGGCTCTCCGGCGTCACGCTGCCGGGTGGTGGCGAGATCACCCCGTCCACCGCGTCGTCAGCTGCAAAGGATGGCGGCAAGGAGACGTTCGTCGTCTTCGACGAGACCCATCTGTACAACACGCCGGAGCTCCGGCGCATGTACAAGACCGTGACTCGCAACATGCGTAAGCGCAAGAAGCTGGCCGGCACGTGGTTCCTCGAGACCACCACCATGTACGCCCGTGGTGAAGACTCCATCGCCGAAGCCACCTTCAACGAGGCCAAGCGGAACCAAGAGCGCCAGCCCGCCAGGCAGCGGCTGCTCTACGACCACCGCTGGGGCGAGTGCGAGGATCTATCCAACCTCGAGCAGCTATCCGTGGCCATCAAGGAGGCCTTCGGCGAGGCGATTGACTGGAACGACCTGCAGGGCATCATCGACGACTTCCACGACACCCGAAACGACACCCAGGACTCGCGTCGGTACTTCCTCAACGCAGCCACCGAGACCGCAGATGCGTGGTTCGCCCAGCACGAGCTGCAGGGCATCTTCAACCCGGACGCTCGGCTCGAGCCGGGCGACACCATCGCGCTCGGCTTCGACGGCTCGCGCAAACGCAACCGAGGCGTCACCGACGCCACCGCGCTCATTGCCTTCCGGCTGCGCGACCGTTGCCTGTTCGAGATCCGTATCTGGGAGCAGCCAGAGGGCCCGGACGGCAAGACGTGGGAAGTGCCACGGCTCGAGGTCGACGCCGAGGTGCGCAAGATGTTCAAGCTCTACAGCGTGGTGGCGTTCTACGCGGACCCGGCCAAGTGGGAAGAGACGGTTGGCAAGTGGGAGGCTGATTTCGGCTCCAGGCTGAAGAAGAAGTCCACTCTGCAGCATCCGATTCAGTGGTGGATGACCGGTAACCGGAACCGCATTGTGGTTGACTCTTTGAAAAATTTCTATGAGGCAGCCATCGACAAGACCCTGCACCACGATGGGTCAGCGGCTCTCATCCGGCACCTTCTCAACGCTCGGCGCCGCGCTGTCGCTAAGCTGGGCTACACGATCATGAAAGAGCACCCTGACTCCGCCAAGAAGATTGACGGTGCCATCGCGGCTATGCTCGCCTACACCGCAGGGATAGATGCGCTGGCTGCCGGTGTTCCCGCCGAGACTCCCAGAGTCGAAGCCCCATACCGAATTCGTTGATCCGGAGGGCTCCACGTGATTGACACGAAGGTGCCCTACTCCGACGGTTGGTGGCTTCAGCGGCTCTATCAGCAGCTGCGCGTCCAGCAGGATCGGTGTGAGAAGCTCCAGCGCCGATACGAGGGCAACGCCCCCATCCCGTTCATCTCACCGATCCAGCAAGAAGCGGTTCGCTGGTTCGTCGAGAAGTCGCGCACCAACTTCGAGCGGGTCATAGTCAACGCGGTGCTCTCGCGGCTGCGTATTCGTGGGCTGCGGACCGCGGTCGACGATGATGAGGGTGGCGACGCTGACGCCTTCAAGGCCTGGCTGGGCGCTCGAGGCAAGCTCTGGACGCTAGACGTCCACAAGATGGCCCTGGCAATGTCCATGGCCTACCTGATCATCGGTAAGGACGCTGATGGGCGCCTGCTGGTCACGGCCGAGGATCCGCGGCTGGTCACGGCCATCACCGACCCGGCCAACCCCTACAAGGTGCTGGCCGCCCTGAAGCTGTTCTACGACGAAGTGGCCCAGGCTGACGTCGCGTATCTATACCTGCCCGGCCGCCTCATGGTCGCCAAGAAGCCCCGCAAGCGCGCGGTGGGCTCGTCGGATGTGAAGTTCAATCCGTCGGCCTTCTCGTGGGACATGAACATCTTCAACGACCTCGGTGAGCTCGTCTCCGAGGGTATGTCCGGCCCAATCGACTGGCTGAACAACGCCGACGGCTCCGTGGGCGACATCGTCCCCGTGGTCCCCTTCGTCAACGAAGACGGCATGGCCGAGTTTGAGCCGTTTATCCCGCAGATCGACCGGATCAATCAGCAGATCCTGCAGCGGATGACCATCGCCACCATCCAGGCGTTCAAGCAGCGCGCATTCAAGGGTCTGCCGAAGACCGACCCCGACACCGGGGCAGTGATCGACTACAACGCCATGTTCACGGCCGATCCCGGCGCCATCTGGAACGTGCCAGCGGCTGTCGAGATCTGGGAGTCCGGGCAGGTTGACTTCTCTGGGATTCTCAACGCCATCCGAGACGACGTGAAGGACCTCTACGGCACCTCCGGAACGCCGGCCTATCTTGCCAGCCCGGATGCAGCCAACGCCTCGGCTGAGAGCGCGTCGCTGCAGCGCGAGCAGACCACCTTCAAGGTTGAGTCCCGCCAGGATCGATGGGACCCGGCGCACCAGCTCGCTGCCGAGATCATGTTCAAGACCCTCGGAGACGAGAAGCGCAGCGTGCCGGGCTCGCTCCAGATCATCTGGGCGCCGGCCGAGCGCTGGTCCATGAGTGAGCGCGCCAGCGCAATCTCCCAGACCAAGGGCGTGATCCCGCGCTATCAGCAGCTGACGGAGATCTGGGGTATGGACCCGGCCCAGGCCGACCGAGCCATGACCGAGCTCACCGACGACCTGATCCTGGACCAGCAGTACGCAGTTGGCCTGAAGGCCGCTTCCGGCAACACCACGACAGTGAACAATGACGTCCCAGCAGCCGTCTGAGCCCACCGAAGCCGATATTGCGGCTGGTGCCTCGCTGGCCACACTCGTTGCGGCACAGGCCACCATCCGGGCTCGATACCAGGCGCAGGCCGTAGCGCTGGCCAGCAACTCGGCCCAGCAGTTCCATGGCTGGTACGACACCGCAGCCATCACGGCATGGGCAGCCGCTCTGGCCACGCAGATCGAAGCGCTGCAGCGCGCCCAGGCAATGTCCACCGACGCATACCTGTCGCGGGTGCTGTCGCAGATGGTCGGACGCCGAGTACGGCCAGTGGGGCGCGTCGCGGTCAACAGCTTGCGGCAGGGAATCACCCACGCGGGTGCGTACGGCCGGGCCGCTGACGTCTTCCGCTGGCAGCAGTCGCGCTTCGACGATACGGCCAAGCAACTGCTGAGCAACGCCACGCCGGCACCGTTCGATCTGGTGGTTCCCATCTCTGCAGCTGTGGCCCGGGTGGCCTCGGTGGCCGACATGGACATGCAGATGGCCGATCAGGCGCAGTCCCACAAGGTGCTTGAGGACAACGCCGACCGCCACGACATCCGAGGCTATCGACGCGTCATCCACCCAGAGCTTTCCAAGGGCGGCACGTGCGGCCTGTGCATCGCAGCCTCGGACCGCATCTACAGCGTCAAGGAGCTCAAGGCCCTGCACGACCGCTGCGAGTGCACCGTGCTCCCCATCGTGGGCGAGAAGGACCCGGGCTCTGGGCTCAACAATCTGGACCTGAAGACCCTCTACCGCAACGCGGGTGGCAGCACGAGCCGTGAGCAGTTGAAGAAGACGGCCTACAAGGTCGACGAGCACGGTGAGCTCGGCCCCGTCTTGGTGGTGCAGAACAACAAGTTCCGCAACGCCCGCCAGGCCGCCAAGGACGAGAACCGCGTGCCGAGCTCGCCGAAGACCGAGGCCGAGAAGCTCGCGCAGGTAGCCCGCATCCGCGAGTCACTCGCCAAGGCGCTGCCCAAGGCCCAGGACCTGGCAGCCAACGATCCGAAACAGTGGGGGGCTTACCTCACGAAGCTCGAGGCGCGTATAAACGACCTCGACCAACAGCTGGCCGCATAATTGCGGTAAGGAGCGCTACGTCCGCGCCAAAGGACGGTCTACGCCGACGGGCTACGGAGAACAAGATGACCGCACCACCCGCAGGACCCCCTGCACCCGCTCCAGCACCACCCGCTGCACCACCGGCTCCGCCCGCGTACACTCCACCTGCGTCGCAGGAGGACCTGAACCGGATCGTGGAAGACCGACTGGCGCGGGAACGTGCGAAGTATTCGGACTACGACGAGCTCAAGACTAAGGCCGCGCGAGCGGACCAGCTTGAAGCGGATCTTGGTACGGATGCCGAGAAGGCTGCGAAGAAGGCAGCAGACGATGCGCGCGCAGAGGTAACACGTGAATCTGTGCCACGCGTGGTCCGCGCCGAATTCAAGGCCGAGGCCAAGGGCATCATCTCCGATGACCAGCTCAAGGCCCTCCTCGAAGATCTCGACCTGTCGAAATACGTGGATGACAAGGGCGAGCCCGACGTGGAGAAGATTCAAAAGAAGGTCGCAGCGTTCGCCCCCTCTGGTGGCAGCGGTGGCGGCTCGGGTGCACCACCCCGTCAACTTGGACAGGGCCAGCAGCCACCAGTAGTAGCCAAGCCGGGCGACCAAGGCCGCGCGATGGCAGAGAAGCGGTTCGGCTCTCGCAAGCCGGAGTAAGGTCCTCAACGCTTCGGGACCAGTCCATCCATACCCAGCCTGAAAGGAGTCTGTCGATGACAGATATCAGCGTTTTCACGCAGGCGTTCCAGTTCGAGGACTTGTCCTGGGATCTGACCCCGGTAGACGGTGGCTTTGTCATCGCCGGAACGCTTGACACTTCGCTGCTCACGGCCAACCAGCACTACCCCAACGGGTATCTCAAGTCTGGCTTCGTGTGCGGCAAGGTCACCACTGGTGGCCTCATCGGTCCGTACCTGGACGCAGCTAGCGACGGCCGCACCAAGGCAGTCGGCATCCTGCGCGCCAGCGTCCGGATCACGCGGTTCGGTGACGGTTCGGTCATCCCGAAGGTTGGCATCTCGATGCTGGTCCACGGACAGGTCGACCCGACCAAGCTCCCGTACACGTCCGGTGGCGCCGCAGGTGGCGGTTACCTGGACGCCAACGGGCAGGCCGACCTCCCACTCATCTACTTCGGCTCCTGAGCCAGAGAGGACAACATCATGGCAATCGTCTTCGACGGCCCAGTGCTTCCCGCGGATCTCACGGTCTTCGTTCGTGAGGTTCCGCTGCCCAACGTCATCGCGCTGAACAAGCTCCTGCCCGACAAGATCGTGGACTACAACCGCGTGGACGTCGGCACCTTGACGCGCACCGGTCGCACCGCGCGCTTCCGGGCCTACGACGGCCCGCTGCACCGCACGCAGCGCGACGTGGCATCCCTCAAGACGGTGCACCTGCCGCCCTTGTCGGACGCTCTCGGCATGGGTGAGCTCGAGACCCTGCAGCTGGAGTTTGCCCGTACGGGCGGCACCAACCAGGGCGCGTTCGTCAACGCCATCTACAACGACGCCGAGAACCTGACGCTGAACATCCAGCGCCGCATGGAACTGGCTCGTGGTGACGTTTTGATGGACGGCAAGTTCACCCTGACCGGTGAGGGTGGCCTGACGATGGAGGCCGACTACGGCGTGCCGAGCGGTAACCTCGTCACCCCGGCCGGCGCTCTGTGGTCCGACCACACCAACGCCGATCCGCTGACCGACCTCACCACCTGGGTGCGGGCCTACATCATCCTCAACGGCTACCCGCCGGCGGGGATGACCCTGGGCTTCAACGACCTGATGAACCTGCAGCTCTCCGCGAAGTTGCGGACGCAGTACTCATCGCTGGTCGGTTCCCCGTCACTGCTGTCGCCGGATCAGGTCCGCAGCATCTTGCAGACCTACGGGATGCCCACCATCCTCGACGTCTACGACAGCCAGGTGGACGTGGACGGCACCCCGACTCGGTGCCTGTCGGCCGGAAAGGTGCTCTTCACGCCTCCGGACCCGATGACCAACCTAGGCTACACGGCCTGGGGGCTCTCGGCCACTGCACTGAAGCTGGTGCAGTCGGCACAGGCAGGCGCGCTCTCCTTCGAGGAGGCGCCGGGCATCGTCGGCATCGTCGACCAGTCCGACGCTCCCCCGTACCGGCAGACCACGTTCGTTGACGCGGTCGGAATGCCGGTGGTGGAGAACCCGTTCGCCCTCATGGTTGCGACGGTCTCCTGATGGCCCGGGAATACGCGGTCTACGTCAACGGGCCCAAGGGCGATCAGGTCTGCATCCTTCCGGACGAGGAGATCCCGTCGTGGGCTGTCGACCAGCTCGACGAACGGCACTTCTCGGATGGTGGGGGCGTTCCGCCCAAGAACGGCAAGGGCTCAGGAGTCAAGGCGTGGGAGGCCTACGCGGTCGACAACGCCGTGGACTTCGAGGCTGGCGCCACCAAGGAAGAGATCATCGCTGCGTGTGACGCAGCCGGTGTTCCGACCGAGTAGCACCCGCATCTAAACGAGAGGGGGCGTCCGATGGGCGATCCGCTGGCAATCCCAGACGACCTCGCTGACATCTGGCGTCCCCTCTCAGATGCTGAAGTAACTCGAGCCACTAACCTCATCGAGAAGGCCTCTGACCGCTTGCGGCAGAAGTGCCCCTTCGACATCGATGCGCGCATGGCGCTGTACACCTCGAGCCCCGAGGACATCACGGCGCTCAATCCCAGCATCGTGGCTGATGTGGTGGTCGGCATCGTCAAACGCGCCATGGTCAACCCCAACGGGCTGTTCTCGGAGACCGAGACCAACGGCCCGTTCAGCCACAGCCAGACCTTCGTGGGCCGCTACGACAAGACGGCCACTGACGTTCGTGGCACGCTCCAGGTGACAGAGTCGGACATCGACCAACTGCGCCCAGCTGTGCCAGCTCCGGCTCCCTTCGCCTTCCAAGTCGGCATCCCCGACCCGCAGGTGCTCGTCCCCCGTGGCGCGCGCATCCCAGTGCCGCCAGTCGGGCGCCCATCCGTCATCGTTCCGGACTTCGACCCGGGCTCAGGCGTTGAATGAATCAGAACACCGTTGCCGCACTGATCGTCCGGACCAAGTCTGGCCGAGACAGTCGCGGCAACGACACCTTCACCGAGAGCGCGCAGGTGTTCCCGGGCGTCTACTGGCCTGACAGCTCGGTGGAGGTCACTGACGGCCGCGACCAAGTCACTTGGCAGAGCTCGCTATGCCTCCCCGCTGGTGCTCCCGTGACGGCTATCGACGCCGTGGTGCCGCAGGTGCTTGTCGACGACGAAGGCACGCCTGTCCTGGACGGAGGCGGCAACGTGCAGGGCCAGCGCATGGAGGTCGACGGGCAGCCCTCTTTCTGGACCCCCAACCCCTTCACTGGCTGGGTGCCGGACTACCCGGTCGTGCTGAAGCTGAAGCAGGTGTCCGGGTGAACGTCGAGAAGATGCGCAAGCGCCTGAAACGACCTGAGCCGCAGCCACCCAAGGACGTTGAGTACGAAGACGTCCCTATCACTGACATGTCTGGCAACACGGTTCGAGTGATCCGGAAGAAGGTGTCCCGTGGCTAACTACAAGCTGGACACTGTTGCCTTTCGGCGTCACGTGCTCAACGCCCCGTGGATGGTGGAGGAGATGCACCACCGAGGTGAGATGGTCAAAGAGGCCGCCGAAGCCATAGCCCCGGTCTATGAAGAGGGGCCGCACCCAGGTCGATACAAGGCCGGGTTTGAGCTTGAGTCGGGTGTGGATGGCGGAGTCAAGCACGACCGCGCCTACGCCATCGTGCGCAACGTCGCGCCGGAAGCTCTCTTCGTGGAGTACGGCACCGAGCACAATCCGGCCCACCACACACTGACCATCGCCTTGGAAGCTGCACGGCTGTGACCGCGCTCGAGATCGATGAGACGCAGGTCGTCGTGGACATCCTCACGACAGGCTTGACACCAGCTCGAGTAGTGACCGAACTACCGGCCGACCTCGAAACCCAGGTTCCACTGGTCCGGGTCTTCCGGATCGGTGGCGCTGATGACGGCTACGTCTTGGACCAGCCACTCTTCGCGGTCCACGCCTTCGCGAAGAGCCAAGCCGATAGCGACGCGCTATGTCGTCAAGCTGGCACTATGCTTCGAGCAGCTCGAGGTGTCGTGACAGACGGTGGGGTGATCACTCGTGTGCGCAAGACTGGTGGCCCTACCTGGGCTGCGGTTGACAACCAGCAGCTGCGCCATTCAGTGTCGTTGTACAGGGTCTACGTCAAGGCCGCCTAAGTCCGCTCCAGTCCGCCCCTCCGATCTCGGTAGGGGCATTACGAAATGCCCCTAACACCGAAGGAGTAACAAAATGCCAAAGGAAAACCCCAACGTCCACGTCTATTCGGACGGTAACTACGCCGTCTGGACGGCCGTCATCGGGACGACGCCACCCGCCACGCTGCCCCCGACCAACCCGGGCGCCGGCTACTTCGAGTGCGGGCTGCTCTCGGACACCGGCATCACCGAAGCCCACAACATGAACGAGACCAAGATCTACGACCTCGCAGGTCGTCTCGTTCGCATCGCGCGCAACCAGGAGGAGCGTCCTTGGACGTTCGAGTGCCTGGAGGAGAACGCGGTGCAGATGGGTCTGCAGTTCCCCGGCTCGACCCTCACCAACGGTGGCAGCACAGCCGAGGTCCAGACCATCACCATCACGGGCACCCCGGCCGGTGGCACGTTCACCATCGTGCACCCGGTCTTCGGCGCAGTCCCGGCCCAGGCATTCAACGTCACGACCGCAGCGCTCCAGACTGCGATCCAGACGGCCTGGGATGAGGCCGTGCTGGTGACCGGAACGGCTGGCACGTCGTACGTGCTGACCTACCCGGCCGCCGCAGGAAACGTGGCCCAGGCCATCGTCTCCCAGGCCTTCACGGGTGGCTCGTCTCCGGCCATCGCCATCGTCACCACGACGCCTGGCGTCAACGGCATCATCAACACCCGCACCGTGGGTGCAGGAACGGGCCGCAACCTGCGCCAGTTCGCCATCGACCTCATCGACGGTGGCGTCCACAAGCGCATCCTCATCAACAACGGTGAGGCTGTTTGGACTGGGACCAAGACCTACTCCGGTGGGGCTGCGACCATCTCCCAGTTCACGCTCAACCCGTTCCTGGACGTCAACGGGAACTACTACACCGTGCTCGACGACGACCCGGCCATGGCCGAGACGTTCGTCTAACACCTAGTCGGGGACCCGGGGCCAGTTGGAGCGGCTGGCCCCGGGTTCTCTTCTCTCCGCTCCCCCGCTCCCGCTACAAGAGAGGCACCTCCATGCCTGCACCAGCACGTAAGGCCCCTACCAAGAAGCCACCGACCCCGGCGCAGGCCGCGGTTGCCGAGGCGCTCAAAGAGGGCATCACCGTCGAATTCCGAGGGCAGCAGTTCTTCATCCCTGACGAGATCCGGAGCTCAGCTCGGCTCGCCATCGCCGAAGCAGCCGGTGACGTCCCCGCCATCATCTACGAGGTCCTCGGCCCGGAAGACTCCAGGCGCTGGATCTCGCTGTGCGAGCGCGGAGAGTCGCTCTCCGATGTGTCGGCCGAATTCTTTGCCGCAGCCGCCGAGGCGAGTGGTTCGGGAAACTCCTCACCCTCGTAGCACTCCTTCGGGAGTACCACGAGGAGATTGAGCGAGATCTGCTGGTGCTGTGCAACGGCATCGACATCCTGGACTTCTGGCGCGGTACGCTCTCGCCTCGACGTCTGTGGGTGCTGCTGAAGCATCTGTCGCCAAGGGATTCAGCGTTCGTACGTGCAGCCCAACCGGACACCGCAGCGATAGCGCAGTGGTCGGCCACGGAATACCTACTCGCTGACCTGTTCGACATCACGGCAAAGGCCGCCTTCCGTTCCCCCAAGCCCTACCCACGGCCGGCCGAAGCACTAGAACGACGCGCACGTGATGAAGCTCGAGCTATAGCCTTGACCGAACAGCAGCAGCGCATCAAGCGACAGAGAGAGGAGGGGGGAGCATGAGCGAAGAAGACATCATCGGGTCTGTTGGCGTAGGCGTCGTGCCCAACGCCGAAGACTTCTGGCGTCGTTTCATCGCTCAGACTTCCCCTGGTGCCGCACGCGCAGGCCACGACATCGGCAAGGCAGTGCGCGCCGGACTGGACGAAGAGCTCGGCAAGCCAATCCAGGTCAAGGTCAACGCCGATGCGGACACCACCAAGGCCCGGGCTGAGCTCGCTGCTCTCAAGAAGGAGGGCGACAAGACCTCCCTTGGGCTGATCAACGCCATCATCCCCTTGGCACCCGCACTGGTCCCGCTGGCTGGCGCTGCAGTCGCCGGGGGCGCTGCCCTGGCCGCCTTCGGCGCATCAGGCATCTTGGCCATCAAGGGCGTCCAGGCCGAGATGAAGAAAGGCACCCCTGTAGGGCAGCAGTACGCCTCCGTCTTTGCCACCATCAAGCGCAACGTAGGCACGCTCGAGAACACCGCGGCCGTCAACACGGTGACAGGTCTCTCTGCCGCCATCGGCAAGGTCAACGCCGGGCTGCCCCAGATGAACGCCCTGACCGCCAAGACCTCGCAGAACCTCGGCTCCATCGTCAGCCACATAGCTGGCGGAGCAGTGTCTGGGCTGAACACGTTCTCCCCGCTGATCCTCAAGGTGGAGTCGGACAGCAACAAGCTCGCCGCATCCATCGAGAAGTGGGCCGGGAGCGACAAGGCCGCGCATTTCGTGCAAGTGCTGTCCGATGACGTTGATCACGCCATCCCGGCAATCGAGTCCCTGGGCACCACCGTCGTTCACGTCTTCACCGCAGTGAACACAGTGGGTGCACCGGTCCTGGACACGATCACCTCGATCTCGAAGGCCATCAACGACATCCCAACCGGCGTGTTGACTGCGGCACTCACCGGCTACATCGCCTTCCGCACGGCAGTTCTGATCACCACCCCGTTCAACCTTGCCAGCGCCGCGCTCACCAAGTTCGCTGCCACCGAGGCGCTCACTGCGGCTACGACAGCCCGGTCTGCCACGGTGATGACTTCCGCGATGGCTGCTGAGGGCTACGGAGCCACCACTTTGTATCGCGGAGCAGGCGCTGCAGCAGCTACCCGCATCGGGGTGGGCGCGGCAGCAGCCGAGGGCTACGGAGCCACCACGCTCTTCCGGTCTTCGGCCGGCGCCACGGGAGCCATCACTAAGGTCGGCACGCAAGCAGCCGTTGCTGGCACAGCCGAGACCGCTGCAGCTGCCGGACTCCTAGCGCGCGGGGCCGGAGTGCTCTCCACGGTGCTCTCCAAGGCCGTGCCTGTGGTCGGCACTCTCGTTGCAGCCGATGTGGTCCTGGGGACGGCTGCCCATGCAACGAAGAGCTGGATCACGTCGCAGTCGTCAAGCCCCGGAAAGAGCGAGGCTGGTGCGTTCATCGGCGGAGTGTCCAAGAACGTCTCCGACATCCTCACCGGTCACTGGTCGTCCATCTTCTCCGACGACAACAAGATCATCAACGCGCGCAACGCTGCCCAATCGATCAGGGATCAGCGCAACGCCATCGGGGCCAGTACGAACCGCCTGGTGCTCGACCCTCGCCAGCAGCTCGGATACGACATCTCCAAGGGCGTCTACGGCACACAATTTGGCGACTACCAGACCAGCCAGTATCGCGGGGCTGGGCGTTCAGGCGCAGTGGTCACGAGCAACATCACCTCTCGACAGGGTACCGCGCTCTTCACCAAGGCCCAGGCCGCTGACACGCTCGCGGCCGCCAACGCCAACAAGGTCTACGAGGCCACGCTGACGTCGGTCGGTCAGAAGCAGGCTGCCTACGACAAGGCCGTGCAGCAGTTCGGCGCCAGCTCCATCCAGGCGAAGACCGCACAGGCCGCGCTCGGCGTTGAGGTGGACAAGCTCAACACCTCGCTGCCGAAGCTGGCAGTCCTGAACCAGAAGGCAGCTCGAGACCAGCAGATCCTCAACGAGTACACCAAGCAGGGCATTCAGAACCAGAAGGACCGGTTCAAGACCCAGCAGGCCTACATGAGCGCTGCCGGCACGCCGGAGACCGTGGCGCTCAGCACGGCCACCGGTAACGGTGCGTCCATCACCCAGTCCGCCAACGCCCTCGCCTCGTACCAGACGCAACTCTCCACCGCGATTGCCTATGAGACCAAGTGGACCAAGATCTCCGATGACAAGACGATCAAGGACAAGTGGACCGGGCAGACCTATGAACTGTCGGCCTACAACCTGGCGCTGAAGCAGACTAACGGCAACCAGGCCGCTGCCTTCGGTCTTCTGGAAGCACACAGCAACGTCCTGGCCACTGACGTGAGCAACCAGAAGGAAGCGACCCGAGAGCAGGACGCCCTCACTGGAGCACTTGCGGGGGCCGCTACCAAGTTCGGCATCACCACCGATGCTGCCGCCAGCTACGCCACCATCATGGGCGTCAGCGGCCGGCAACTCATCGCCATATCCGGCAACCAGACCCTCGTCAATCAAGTCGTTGCAGCGGGCAAGGACATCTACGACAACTCTGGGGTGTCCCTGACCAACCTGGCCACGGCCATGACCAATTTTGCTGGCTCCGAGAAGACCGCAGCCGACAAGGGCGCCCTCATCGGACAGTTCCTAGTCAGCGCCCAAGGTGACACCCTTGGATACGCCACCACGATGAGCCAGGCAGCGGTAGCCAACCAGCAGTTCGTCAACGACTTCGACAAGCTCGGCAGTGGCGTGCTCCGTGTTGGTGGCAGCGTCGACAAGGTCAAGGGTGGTGTCCTGGACCTCAACACTGGCGTGATCAACTTCCACAACGCCGGGGCCGGACCACTACTCCAGGACTTGAGCTCGCTGCAAAGTGCCGCGGCCAACGCAGCTGCGGCCACCTACCAGTACGAGGTCGGAATTGGCCACGGCAAGGACGCTGCCAAGGATGCTGCAGCGGTTTTCCGCAACGACACCACCGATGCCCTCGTCTCCGAAGCCCGTCAGCTCGGACTGACCAAGGACGAAGCTCAGAAGCTCTCGGACGAGTACTTCCATCTGCCGGCCAGCGTGACGACCGACGTCAAGGCCATCGGCGCTGGCGACATCGTCAACGTCATGAAGGACATCCTGGCCGACCTGGACGCCTTCACCGGTAACCACCACTCCCAGCTCGACCTGAACGTCTCATCCCACCTGGACGGAGCAACGCAGGCCCTCATCAACCTGCAGGTCAAGGGCGGGGGCGGTTCGTATCGCAACTACGCCAACGCCAACGGCAACATCTTCTACGCCAATGGCGGCATGGAGAACCACGTGGCGCAGATTGCCGCAGGTGGGGCTAACCGCGTCTGGGCCGAGAAGGAGACTGGTGGCGAGGCCTACATCCCACTGGCCACCAGCAAGCGGAGTCGCTCGCGCGCCATCGCTGCACAGACCGTGCACCTGCTGGGCGGCATGGCCTTCTTTGAGTCCGGTGGCTTCTCCGGCGTCACCTCGGCATCAGGCACCTCTGCGGCTGGGGGCAGCAAGGCGTCCAACTTCAACACGTCGCTCTTCTCCAGCTTGCTGTCCGTGTTCGCGCCCGTCACCTCGGCGTTGGTGTCGGCTGAGAAGGCCCTCGTGGCAGGCGTCAAGGCAGCAGGCGGCAGCAAGGGACTCCTGGCCGAGCTCAACAAGGAAGGCACTCGGCTCCTGGCGTATGGCAAGACCAAGGATGCTCTGGATGCCAAGCTGACCTCTGCCGAGAGCAATTTGACCTCGCTCGAGGCGTCCATGGCGTCTGAGGCGTCCACCGTGAAGGCAGCCTTCGTGGGGCTGCTGAACACGTCGACCGTCGGAGTGCACGCGCAGATCTACAACGACCAACCAGCCGCTCCGCTGACGAGCAAGTCCATCTTGAGCGACATCACCAAGAGCGCGACGCAGGCGACCACCGAAGCCGCTCAGCTCGCCAAGCTGAAGAAGGAGGGGCTCTCGGGCAATCTGCTGGGGTCCTTCGCCGCAGACCCGGCCGGGTCAGCTGCGCAGATTGCGGCATTGGCTGCCGGACCCGTGTCTGACATCAAGCTGATCAACGCGCAGTACGCCAAGCTGGGTACCGCAGGAACGAGCGCCGGCAGCACGGCCAGCCACGCCATGTACGACGCCGGGATCTCCGCAGCCAAGGGCCTCGTGGCCGGGCTGAAGTCCCAGGACGCAGCGCTCGAGTCGACGATGACCCACCTGGCCGACACCATGGTGAATCAGATCAAGAAGGATCTGGGCATCCACAGCCCCTCGAAGGTGCTGGAGTGGCACGGCAAGATGGCCGCCCAGGGCGTCATCAAAGGCATCGTGGGCGAGCTCCCCGGCGTCCGTGGTGCAGCCTCACGGCTGTCCGGTAGCCTTCTCCCCGACTTCGGGGACATGGGAGGCTTACAGGGTGGCAGCCACTACCACGCCCACGGCATCCAGGACCCGGCCACGTTCTTGGCGCTCGCTCGCCAGGATGAGTGGATGAGGGCAGCCGTATGACCATCTGGTACCCCTCCCCCGACATCTACCCGAGCCCAACACTGTTCCCGGGCGACCCGGCCGCCGTACCGGCCGGCGGGTACTCGCAACAGATCCAAGTCGCTATCGGCAGTCTGGCCCTGACCCAGACCGACAGCCAGAATGTCGACTGGATAGCCACCACGCTCGAAGGTTGGTGGGGAAGCGTTGCGTCCTCGCTCCAGCTGACACAGAAGTCACGTGCGCCGGGCTCCTGGACGAGCCCACGGCAGTTGGGGTCACGAACGCTCACGGTGGCCGGGTATGTCCAAGCCGACTCCTCCAAGGAGCTCTCAGACGCCGTAGACCGACTGAACGCAGCAGCGTCCATCGACGCCACCATTCTGGAGGTCACTGAGGACAACCAGACCCGCTGGTGCATCGTTTATCGACAAGGCGAGATCGTCACATCGCGCATCAACCCGACGACGATGGTCTGGTCCATGGTGCTGGTGGCTCCGGATCCGCGGAAGTTCGCAGCTCCGCAGTCGGTCTCCACCGCGCTGGCCTCGGTCGTCGGTGGCTGGACGTTCCCCCACACCTGGCCGTACGCCATCAACTCAGTCGTCTCGGCGGGCAGTTGCTCTCTCGATTCCATCGGTAACACGGTCGGGCCGGTGACGCTGCGCGTGGACGGCCCGGTGGCCGGCCCCGTCATCACCCACAACCCATCGGGCCTGGTCATCGCCTTCGACTCGTCCTTGGTGTTGGGCGCTGGGGAATACCTCGATATCGATACCGAGACCCAGACCGCACTGGCCAACGGTCAGACATCACGCAACCCTTGGCTCCTACACGGTCTGGCCGACTTCGGCTGGCCCGGCTTCTTCCCAGGCACCAACGAGTGGCTCTTTGCCGCATCGTCCTACGACCCAGCGGCTAAGCTGACCGCCTCCGTGAACGCAGCATGGCAATGATGGGAGCGCCTTCATGGTGTCAAGTGTTTGGCCAGTAGACGCAGTATCCGGTGCGCCCAACTACAGCGGACGCATGGGTCGACAGACAGCTGGCGCCCTGGTCGGTGGTAAGTCATCCTCTCGTCCGCTTGGCGGACGGTCGGGAGTGGCTGCTGGCACCCCCTCAACGGTCGTCTCTGCCACGAGCACCGTATGGACGGTCGGTCAGTGTGCAGGCGTCATCGATGCCGAGGCATCCACGTCTGCGGGGCCGTACTTCTGGTCCAATGACGCCAACGTCACCGGAGCGATGACCGCGGCCGACGGAAGCAACCCACGCATCGACCTCATCAGCGTCCAGATCTCCGATCCGGCCGAGAGTGACGGGTCGGTTGTCCCTGGTATCGCCTTCGTCTACACGACCGGAGTGGCAGCTGCGACGCCGGCAGCGCCGGGCACGCCATCTCGCGCGTTCCCGCTCGCCCAGATCAACGTGCCTCGAGCCACCTTCGGGTCACCAACCATCACCGACGTGGCGCCTCGAGCTGTCGGAGCTGGTGGCATCGTCCCGACGTCCGGAGTCTCGGACTACCCGGCAACCC